CTGATGCGTTCATTGTGGAGAAAAAGAGTGCTGGCACAGCGCTATATCAGGAGTTACGACGCACAGGCATGCCTGTTATGGAGTACACACCCCACCGTGGGAGTGGCGATAAGCTTGCTCGTCTTAATTCTGTCGCTGATATTGTTAAGTCAGGGCTAGTGTGGGTTCCTGAGACACGTTGGGCAGAAGAAGTGGTTGAAGAGATTGCGGGTTTCCCATTTATGAGTCATGATGACTTGGTAGACTCAACAGTAATGGCGCTAATGCGTTTTAGACAGGGTGGGTTTATTAAATTACCAAACGATGAACCAGATGAAATTAGATTATTTAAATCTAGTCGGTTCAAGGGATATTATTAAGGATAGATTATGGCAATTGAAAAAGCACTGTATCAAGCCCCAGTAGGTATTGAAGAAGCTGCTGCGATGGAGAGTCCGATAGAGATCGAGATTGAAGATCCTGAGTCAGTCACTATTGGTATAGATGGTTTAGAGATACAGATTGAGCCAGAGGAAGAGTCTGAAGATGACTTCAATATTAATTTAGCAGAGCATGTAAATGAAAGTACTCTGACAGAACTTTGTAGTGACTTAATTGGTGACTTTGATTCAGATATTGGCGCACGTAAAGACTGGATACAAACTTATGTAGACGGGCTAGAGTTACTTGGTCTTAAGATCGAGGAGCGTAGTGAGCCATGGGAAGGCGCCTGTGGTGTTTATCATCCGATGCTCTCCGAAGCACTCGTGAAGTTCCAAGCAGAAACAATGATGTCTATCTTCCCCGCATCAGGTCCTGTAAAAACATTAGTCATTGGTAAAGAGACACCTGAAAAGAAAGCTGCGTCTGAGCGTGTACGTGAGGATATGAATTATCAACTCACAGAAATGATGCCTGAGTATCGTCCTGAGACTGAGCGTATGCTCTGGGGTTTAGGTCTTGCTGGTAATGCGTTTAAGAAAGTGTATTACGATCCGAACCTAGAGCGTCAAGTAGCTATGTTTGTGCCAGCAGAAGATATGGTTGTGCCTTATGGTGCGTCAGATTTAGCTTCTGCTGAACGTGTTACACATGTAATGCGCAAGAACGAGAATGAGATCCGCAAGTTACAAGTATCCGGTTTTTATCGTGATATTGACTTAGGTGAGCCGAACTCTTCATTAGATGAAGTAGAGAAGAAAATTGCTGAGAAGATGGGCTTCAAAGCAACAACTGACGACCGTTATAAACTCCTTGAGATGCACGTTAACCTAGATTTAGAAGGGTACGAGCATGAGGATGAAGACGGTAAACCCACCGGTATTGCACTACCTTACGTAGTCACTATCGAGAAAGGTACGCAGAATGTTCTTTCAATTAGACGTAATTGGGACCCGAATGATGAGACTTGTCAAAAGCGTCAGCATTTTGTCCATTATGGGTATATTCCGGGATTTGGTTTTTATTACTTTGGCCTTATTCACCTTATCGGCGCTTATGCTAAGTCTGGTACTTCTCTTATCCGACAGCTTGTGGATGCAGGCACATTATCGAATCTGCCAGGCGGCTTTAAAACCAGAGGTCTGCGAGTTAAGGGAGACGACACCCCGATTGCCCCAGGTGAGTTTAGAGACGTAGATGTACCAAGCGGTACGATGCGTGACAACATCATGCCGCTCCCGTATAAGGAGCCAAGCCAGGTATTGATGTCATTGCTCAATCAGATTGTTGAAGAAGGTCGTCGCTTTGCAAATACTGCTGATCTACAGATTAGTGATATGTCTAGTCAAGCACCTGTTGGTACGACGCTGGCTATTTTAGAGCGCACCTTGAAGGTGATGAGTGCAGTACAGGCTCGTGTGCACTATAGCTTGAAGCAAGAGTTGAAGCTACTTAAAAAGATTATTGCTGAATACACACCAGAGGAGTACAACTATGAGCCAGATGAAGGGTCCAGATTTGCTAAGAAGTCTGACTACGATGATGTGGACGTCATCCCTGTTAGCGATCCTAACGCTTCAACAATGGCACAAAAGATTGTTCAATACCAAGCAGTAATGCAGCTTGCAGCACAGTCACCAAACTTATTTAATATGCCCCTGTTGTATCGTCAGATGTTAGACGTGCTCAGTATTAAGGATGCCCAGAAGCTTGTACCTCTACCAGAGGATATGAAGCCTAAAGATCCAGTTACAGAGAACCAAGACATCTTGATGTTAAAACCAGCTAAAGCGTTTTCATATCAGAATCACAAAGCACACATTCAAGTGCATATGTCTCCTATGCAGGATCCGATGATTATGCAGATGCTACAGGGTAATCCACAGGCTCCACAGATGCAGGCTGCCATGCAGGCGCATATTGCTGAACACTTGGGTATGCAGTACAGACTTGAGATTGAGCAACGTCTTGGTATATCTTTACCACCTCAATACGATGAGGCAGGGGAAGAAGTTGAGATGGACCCAGTGCTTGAAGCTAAGTTGGCACCACTACTTGCACAAGCAGCCCAGCAAGTTCTACAACAGAACCAAGCGCAAGCTGCACAACAGCAAGCTGCCCAGCAAGCTCAAGATCCGATGCTACAGCTACAACAACGTGAAGTGGCTATCAAGGAAGCAGATCAGCAACGCAAGGCACAGAAAGATCAGATTGATGCGATGCTAAAAGGTAAGCAGCTTACTATTGAAGAGCAAAGAATCCAGGCGCAAGCTAAAGATGCGTCTGATAAAACTAAAAATGAAATGCTAAAAGTAGCCGCAGAGATGCGGGATAACCGTGAGAAGTTGGTAATGAAGGAAGTGTTAGACGTTATGAAACCTAATAAGAAAGGAAATTAATGGATGCTTCTGATGTTCTAGTGGACATGCTAGACAAAGAGATAAAAGGTAAACGAGATTGGATAGGCAGCGGACAAGCTAAAGACTATCCCGAATACCAAAGAGTTTGTGGGGAGATAAAAGGTCTGCTCTTTGCAAAGCAGGAAATATTAGACCTAAAACGTAAATTGGAGAACTCGGACGATGAGTAACTTAAATTTCTCACAAGCAATAGATTTAACAGCAGTATTAAATAAAGAAGCCGAAGAACGGGCACGACAATTGCCTGAACCTAAAGGCTACCGTATATTGTGTGCAATACCAGAAGCGGAAGAAGCCTTTGAAAGTGGGATTCTTAAGTCCGATGAAACTCGTAGGCACGATGAAATCTTATCTACAGTGTTATTTGTAGTAAAAATGGGTTCGGATTGTTATAAAGATCCGGAGCGTTTCCCAAATGGAGCATGGTGTAAAGAGGGCGACTTTATTCTGGTTAGACCTAATGCAGGGACTAGATTGGTCATTCATGACCGAGAGTTCCGTTTGATTAATGATGATTCTGTGGAAGCTGTAGTTCAAGATCCACGGGGCATCAAACGTAAATTTATCTAAGGAGGCTGGACATGGCTGAAATGGAAAAAGAAGTATATAAATTCCCTGATGAAGTAGAAGATCAGGGTAAACCCGTAGACACGGACGAAGATAAGGGTAAACCCTTAGAAGCAGGCTCATCAGATGATCTTGAGATTGAGATTGAAGACGATACCCCTATAGAGGATCAAGGCAGAAAACCTGCTGATCCAGAACAAGTCAAGAAACTAGAGGTTGAGGTTGATGACTTAGATAAGTACAGTAAAGAAGCGAAGGACAAGCTTATTAAGATGAAGCGTGTCTGGAACGATGAGCGTCGTCGTGCAGATCTTGCCCAACGAGAGCAACACGCAGCTATTGATGCTGCTCAGCGCTTGATGGAGGAGAACAAGCGAATAAAGGAAATGCTTACCAAGGGTGAAGCAGAGTACAAAGCCGCCGTTACCACCACATCAGAGGTTCAGTACGAAATGGCTAAGAAAGCCTATCGAGAAGCTTATGATGCAGGTGACTCAGAAAAGATGATTGAAGCGCAAGAAGCGTTAACAAAAGCTCAACTTCAACTCGAAAGTGCAAAAAACTTTAAACTTCCCCCTTTACAAGAAGATAGATTTGATGTACAAACGAGTCAACAGTATCAAAATGC